AAAGCCCAGACACCCGGTCAAACCCTTTGGTACCAACGGTCTTGGGGTTTTTGTAGCCCAGACAGACCCCAGACAAAACCTTTTTTAAGCCCGTACCCCAGACAAAAAAGCACTTTTTACCTGTTACATTCATTTTATGAATGGTATTCACTTGAGATACAGCTTTTTCGGTGAGATAGGTATCTTTATGAACGTAGTACATTAAATGAATCGTATTCAGTGAGAGATAGAGCTTTTTTTGCTGTTTCACCAGATTTTTGCCATTGTTCCACGGAGATTTTGGCTCTTGCGGTGTCGTTTTGGCGCCTTTGAGGTCGGAGGTTTTTCTATTTTTTGCTTGACTTTCCGCTTGGTATATATAAAATATATGTAAATATTAATAATTTGAGGAGGTTACGTTTTGGTAGATCTAAAAAACAAAAAAACAAAGCCAAAACACCCTGGCGGGCGCCCAACAAAATATAACCAGGGGATATTAGATAAGACAGCGGACTATATTGCTAATTACCAGAAATATGGGGATGCTATCCCTACTGCCCAAGGGCTTACACTCATTCTTGATGTCTCAGATGAGACCATATCAAACTGGGGGAAGCATAAAAACAAGCGAGAGTTTTTTGGACTGTTAGAGAAATTGAAGCGAAAACAGCACCAGGCACTGGTTAACGGCGGGATAACAGGAGACTTTAATTCTAACATCACAAAATTGGTTTTAACAAAGCACGGGTACAGTGATAGGCAGGATAACACACACGCTGGTCCTCTGGGAGGGCCAATTAAAGTAGAGAAGACTTGTTTTGAGTTTGTTGAGCCTGTGAAGATTGAGAGCTAAGGTCCCATATATTTTTAAACCTCTTTTCGCCCCTTACCGGTATAAAGTTTTCCGGGGAGGGCGAGGAGGTGCTAAGTCTCGGACATTTGCGAGTGCGCTTATTGGGTACGCCAGAGAGGGAAAAAAGCGTATATTGTGCTGCAGGGAGATTCAAAGGTCGATTAAGGACTCAGTTAAAAGAATACTGGATGATGAGATTGCCCGACATGGGATTTCGGATGAGTTTGACTCAACGCTTACAGAGATCAGACATAAAAGAACAGGGAGCAACTTTTTATTCGCGGGCCTGCGGTCAGACCCGGACGGTATAAAGTCGATAGAGGGAATAGATCTGGCGTGGGTAGAGGAGGCGCACACCGTGTCCCAGACCAGCCTTGATATACTTATCCCAACAATCAGGGAGGATGCTTCTGAGATATGGTTCTCGTACAACCCACGGTTTGACGACGACCCTGTTCACGTCCTATTTAACGTGGACGACCCGCCGCCCAGGGCTTTGATCGTTGACTGTCAATACTGGGACAACCCCTGGTTCCCTAATGTGTTGAAAGAGGAGATGGATTACTGCAAGGTTAAGGATTTTGATAAGTATCTACATGTCTGGGAAGGTAAGACAGTACAGCAAAGCGATGAGCAGGTCATGCACGGCTGTTGGAAGATTGAGCCTGTACCTGACCCTCCTGCTAACGCAATTTTAAAATATGGGGTAGATTGGGGCTTCTCATCCGACCCTATGGCTGTGGTCAGATCGTGGATTCAGGACAGGACGATGTATATCGACTATGAGGCGGGAGGTAAGGGGGTTAAGACTGTAGATCTTGCAGCAAAGCTGGACGAGGTACCCGATATTCGCCGTTGGCCGCTGGTCGGTGACTCTGCAAGGCCGGATACGATTGATTACGTTCGAGACGCAGGGTTCAAAATACACGGCGCAAAGAAGGGCAAGGGTAGCATAGAAGACGGGATCGAGTTTATTAAGGGGCACAATGTAATTATCGATCCGAGATGTAAAGAAGTGATCGACGAGTTTATTCATTACAAGTACAAGAAAGATCCACACACAGGGAAGATATTACCGATTATTGTCGACGCCTCAAATCACTGGATCGATAGTTTACGATACAGTCACGAAGGGGGATATACAGGATTCTTTGAGGGATTGATATGACTTTAAAGATCAAAATAGAGAAACCAGAACATATTTCCGGGACCGCTGGCGCAAGGCGCGACTGGGCAGAGGTGACTGGTCAAGAACTCACGCTTAGGCCAGCCACCTTTCTGCATATTCCTTCCAAGACACATTACTGCCACATAGTTGGGGGGATAGCATACCCGACGGCTACAACGATGGAGATCAAGCCAGGCGCGCTGGTCATCATTGGTGTCCAGAACGAGCCAGAGGTTAGATATAGAATCCTCGAGTCTCATGAGAACAATAACGTATTCAAGCTGATCGAGAGAGTGGTTGAGATGCGAAAAGAATATGGGTTCGGCATGGATTCCAGGATATTGCCCAACTGGTATGGCGACCAGGAAAAATACCAGGTGCTTATCATGAAGGCATCTGAAGCATTGGAGAAAGCACATGGGATACACGCCGGGCTATATATACGCGACACCATTGACAGGCAAGAGCGGAACGCCTTTCCGCTGTATGTTAGACAGATTTTTAATGCGCTTGAAACGGAGAGGTTGGATGTCAACCACGATAAAATATTGATCGGCCATATGCAGGCACTCCAGAGGGAGGATGCAGAGCGAGGTAAGGTTGACGACTTTCCTGTTGTGGCCCTACTCGGAGGTATGATACACTCACTGCAAATTGAACAGCCCTGGCTTGAGGATGTAACTGGCCAGGGCACAGTGTTTAATATAGATTGAGAGGAGACTAATGGAAACACTTTTAACATTTTTGGCTGGTTGGATCTCCACACTCTCCGGCGTAGCGCTGGGCGGCTGGCTGGTTTATCGGACTAAGCGTGATCCCTATGACTCGATGTTTTCCCGAGAACGTCAGGGAGCGTCCTTCAATATAGACGATGATTTTGACAGGGTAGACGACTCAAACCCAGAGCTTCCAGAGGCCACAACAAAGGCGAACAACGCATTTATCAACCAGTTTGCTGAGAGGATGGCTAAGAAATGATCAAGACTATTTTATCGTCGAGAGGCGAACCGTTTAAATTAGAACGCCATGCGCAGGCAGCTGTTGAGGCCTGCCCAGGTTTTATAGTAGTTGAGGATGGTTTTGGAGGGTTTATTGGAATTAAAGAGGCACAGGACACCTCCTTCCCTGAACCTAATACCGGTGAACCCTTCAACCCTCAAGACATAACATGCCCAGGATGTGGTCAGTGCTTTCACGAGACCACCAGTTCGTTTGATTCCGACAAGGACGCCAACCCAGCCATGTTGCGGCTGAAAGAGCCCTGGCTGGGTTGGGGCTGGGATGCCCCGCCTCTGGACCCTACTATGGGCTATGGGTGCCTGGTGTGTCCGGACTGTGGATCTGCCTTGGCACCAAATGGGAGGTTTAAAACCTAATGAAAGATATTTCAGATTACACACTATCCAGCCCGCCACCAGCCGACCATCCGGAGCTTGCAGACTGGGTGTGGGATCTATTTGAAGAATCATATTCCGAGAAGGAGCGCCTTGGCCTGATGGATCGGTGGAAGTCAAACTACAAACTTCTGCGAGGGAATCACTGGGGCGAGAAGGCCCGAGGCAACCCAGATAAGATCACGATCAACCTCTTTTTCGCCAACGTGCAACGCACCGTAGCCAACATCACAGCCAAAAACCCGGTAGCGCAGGTGATAGATCTGGACGGCAATAACGACCAGGTCGATGACATGCTGACACTTAAGATGAAGAAGTGGTGGAATGAGACCGAGCAGCAGGCCAAGCTGGCCATCTCATCTCTGAACAACGAGACATACGGTATCACGGTAGAGAAGGCAGTGTGGGACTCCAAGAAGAAACGCTTCATACCTGTGATTCTGGACCCATATTCTTACTTCCCGGCTCCAGGCTACTATGAGGACCAGGGAGATATTCCGTATGAGATCCATGCGTTCTCCGTCCCCGTCTATCAGATAGAGAGCACTTACGGTGTCGAGGATATCTCCGCCGAGAATGTAAAGCAGATCCTGGGTCGAGAAGATAGAGAGGATGTGAGGCCTAATAACGTATTGACAGATTCGGGTGTCGGTGTTGTTTTAGATCAGACACGAAACAATATGGACTCAAGAGGGAGCCAGAG